AATCTTACCTGTAGTTATCCAAGCACCATCAATAGCTGTATAGTTAAATTCATAGTCATTACTATCCCATTTAAGAGTACTACCAGAAAAAGTTACAAGACCTGTAAATCCTATCGTCTCTCTTACTGTACCAAAGTCTATAGAGCCTCCAGTTCCATCTGTGTCTCCAGTAGCTACAACAGGAGTTCCAGTTCCTGCTTCTTTAAACACAACAGATACTGCATAATACTTATAAAAGTCTCCATTACCATCTAAAGGCGTAAATGCAGGAGCACTAAAACTCCACCCTGACGGAGCATTATCAGTAAAAGAAAAACTATTAAAATTAAATACTGCATCTCCGGCCCCTGCAGCACCGGAAACATCGCTGGGAGCTGTAGGTGTAGTATAATTAGAGCTGCCTTGCGGTATTGGAGGTACTCCCTGAGTATAATACATTAAAGTACTTACTTCTCGAAGTCCTGCATCTCCAGCTGCTCCATCTTCTCCAATGCTTCCATCTGCTCCATCTGCTCCATCTGCTCCATCTGCTCCAGCTGCTCCATCTTTAACTTTTGAAAGAACAATAGTTGTACTTTTCTGAAAAGAACTATTATTAGGGTCTTGAGACTCTCTTAATTGAACAGTAATACTTTGAGTAGAGTTATTATCATAAGCTACTGAACCATCTGTATCCACGGTAAAATCATATGCAAATGTACCATTATTTCCACTAACCCATCCAGTATCGCTATCTCCTGATAATCCAGCCGTGGTAGAGATATTAAATTGTGGTTTTGAATAATTTAATGCAATAATTTCAGCTTCTATAGCTGTAGCATTTGTTTGTAATCCATCCGTATCGTAAGTTAAAGTAGTAGGATTTACATTTACAACTAAGCCCCTGCTTCTTGTAATATCAGGGTCTAAAGTTAAATAAGTCTGCCACGCTCCTGTATCTGATAGCTTACCTGCTATAAAATCAGTAGTATAATCAGGGCTTAGTGCATCTTTTTCTGCGGAAGCTGCACTAATTTCAGTATCAAAAACTCTATCAATATAAAGAACCGTGTGACTTTCAATATAAGCAATTCTTGCTGCCTTTGTGGAAGATATTTTAATAATATTAGTAACTGCTAACTCTGATAAAAAGCTCGTCCCACTACCAGTAACTTTTGTAGAGTTTGCAGGAATAGAAATAGTTCCTGTTAAAGAAGTCCATATATCTGCTGCTATCTCATCATACCAATAGTCTACCCCAAGAGTAGTATCTTGGATATAGTTAATAAGTTTGATAGTAGCAGCAGATATATCTACAAAAACATATGCAGTTTGTCCACTCGTAAGACCTGAATAGTCTAAGCTAACATTATTAAAAGCAGTAGAGGAGGTTGTAGTAGATGTAAAGGGATAGAAATAAACTGGGTCAGTTTCAAACTTTAAAGTCTCAGCAGTAGTATTGATATTAACTGGAGCACTAACATAGCCTCCCTGCACTAAACCAAATATTCGAGGCCAAGTTCCGCCAAATATATCCTCAATATAAATACTGTCAGATACAGGGCGGGATTTTTTATTTTTAGCCGTTATAGTACGAACATAAAAAGTATACCTACCGTCCGGTACTTTATCAAAGAAATACGAAGTACTCTCTACAAAGATAGTGGCGGGGTATCCGGGAATATCAGAAGAAAGTTCGTATCCTGCCACATTTGAAGAGTCGCTAGGAGAATCCCAAGCAACGATAATTTCCTCGCCTGGAGAAGTAAACTTAGGGGTTCTCAATATGCGAAGACCCGAAGGTGCAGGAACTTTATCTTCAGGAACTTCTGCAGGGTAAACTGGGTCTGCAACTGCAGTAATAAAGTTATTTTCTATTATATCGAATTTACTCTCATAATATTCAATTGCAGTAATACCATAGGTATTATCATTCTCATGAGTAATTGATACAATTCTATATTCTTTATATGAAGCCGCCGTAGGGGTTGCTTCTTTAATACCCCATATCATTCCTGGTAGGTCAGCATACTCAGAAATACCCTCTGATAAAGTAAGAGTTATTCCATCTGCATCAATACTTGATATAACGACTTCACGAACAACAGTTTCTTTGTTATACTGTAAAGAAACAATATTTTCATCATCATCATAAGCATTGTTAATTTTTTCCTCTATTTCTTCATCTGTTCCAGAAAAGGTTATTTGGTCACCCTCTTCATCATACGCAAAAGTTACAGCATCCCCAGAATAATATGGAGTGTTATTAATATTTGCTGTTGCCTGAGACAACACAACTTCTGAAGTTGGAATTAAAATAGCAATAGTATCATTTGCAGAAGCATCTGTCTCTCTATCTAATACTATCGAAGTGCTGCTAGAAGCAGAAACTATTCGACCGCTATAAGCATAACCAAAATCATGATTATCTTGAATATTGATTACATCGCCTGGAGCAAGAAAAGCAGCATTAATTGCAGTCTTAAAAGAAACAACTTCTGTTTGATTAACTCCAGTCCAAAGCTTCCATCTTCCATAACGAATTGCTTGACCTTCTGAAGTGCATCCAAAAGCAGTCGCAGTTTCTTTTACTAGTTTGCCACTGCTTACAATATTCTCTCTATCCTCTACGATTAAAGGCTCTAGTTTATAGTCACTTTCTGGGTTATTCCAACTTACTACTACTTGATTAGTACGAGTACGCGCAGAAGTGCCTTGATACTCAAAAGAACCTTCAACTACGTTTGATCTATTAAAGTTATATATAGGTGCTCTCTTTTCATCAATAATAGGAGTAAGCTGCCCATCCATCCAGTATAACATACCACGAAAAGTAGTAGCCATATCTTTAAGAACTTTATATACATCCGTAGCTTTTTGCAGATAAATATTTGATCTAAAACGAGGCTCTAGTCCTCCTTTCCCATCCGGAACTAATTCGTCACAATAACGAGCAATTTTGTAAAGAGAGTATTTATCTATCTCTGCATCTTGAATAAATTCGCCAATTCCATAGCGGTTATTTGTAAGAATATCATAAAATACCCAAGCGGGGTTATCAGTATATACTTTCTTACTGGAAAAAGTACCTGTCCAAATACCGGCATACATTTCGTCAACATTTGGAAATACTCCATTTGTAAGTCCAAGCTCCTCACGGGTAGTATAATTGTCGGGTACTAGTACTTTTAGTCCATAACACTCATAGGTACGAGCCGGAGTATTTGCAAAATCTCGAGCATTAAAAGTTACACTTGCAAGAGCCGTATATGGATAATTTAATTTTTCTTTGATTACACCAAGTGCTTGGCTTATACCACCGGCTTGAACTGCCTGCCACTTATCTACATCTGAGCCTCTCCAGCGAAGACTTGGCCAAGTATGCCCTCTACCAGATTGAGTGTCTGTAATATTATCGCTATTTGTTACGCGTGTTACTCGTATTCGAAAGCCTGCAAAGGGTTGATAAGGTTCTAGATCAATAACATGAGTAAAACTTACAGCAGTTGTAAACTTTCCTCCGTGTGAAAAAAGACTATCTCCTACAGAAACTACTGTATCTGGGGTATTTAAGTCCGCTGCCGTCGCAGCATCAATATTGTTCTGATTCCCAGTTAATTGAACATAGTCTCCGTACGTTCCGCTGCCTGTAGATACTGCGAGCTCAATTATATAACCCGCGCCGGCTGGCTCTTTTGTTCCTGTCTCAGTATTTGTTAAATATAGACCGCCAGGGTAGTTAAAAATTAACGAAACAGAGTCAATTTCTGCTGCTTGAGCCCCTGTAGCTGCAATTGTATATTCCGTGCCCCTTGACATACTTGTACCTGGAACTGGAGTCAAAGATACAGTACTAGAACCTACCCCTTGCAAAGTTTCAAGAGGCTTCTGGTCAAGAACACCCGTTCTAAATTGATATGTGGTTGATTGATACTTACTTGAAGAATAAGTAGTTTCTTCATATTGAGGTTTTGTAATTACAAAACTTTTATTTGAAAAATCAACCGAAGGAGTAGCAGATGTTAAAGTTATAACTCCATTAGATATAGTATTTATAGAAAAATACTGTGCAATTTCTAAACGTAAAGTATTAGAATTACTTAACCAATCCAAGCTCTCTAAAATAGTTCTTACAGAAATAACTACAGTACCTTGATAACTATTTCCAGCCGCCGGTTGAGTAATAGAAGTAATAAGCCCAACTAAAGACCTATCGTCATCCGCAATTAAATGAGCATAGCCTATACCGTCTGATAAACTTTTTAATCCTATATAGTTGTTAGAGGCTGAATACGTACTAGTTAAAGAGGTGGGCAGTGTTGCAGTTGCAGGATTGTTTGTTCCGCCCCAAGTTACTGTTATTTGAGAACCATACGCAAATCCAGCAGCCCCTACAATAGCAGAGCTATCAAAGGATACATTGTCTAAGATTTCATAAAGATTAAAAATTCCTAAATAAGTTGTGGCATATGCAATACCTTCAGGATTATAGGCAAATGCAGACTTATATTCATTTATTGTTACAGAAGTAGAACTTGCTGTTCCAGTTACTGATTCGCCAGATATGCTACTATATCCAGTATCCTCATCATCAAAGATAGGGTCGTTATCTAAATAAACGCTTTTTCCGCCCTGTACTAAACCTCCAATAGGGCCCTCTGAAATAATATCGGTAAGTGATATTACTTGCTCAGTAGTTCCATAAGCTACATTATTTAGAGCATTATTTTTGCCAAATGCTACTCTCCTATCTCCGCTAGTTAAGGATTTTCGTGCCATAATTAAGAACCTATATTTCTATAATCAAATGAATAATTGATACCTGCCGAAGTAGTACTTCCATCAGGCAATGTGAATCCAGTATTTGCTCCCTGCGAAGCTTTAGCTCCTGCAATTTCAAAACTGATTGGCTGACCTGGCACTCTGAGTTTACCATACAGTATTGGAACAGGGTCACCTTCGATGATATTTTGTTCTGCTCCATTAAACAAGTAAGATTGCTCTTGGTCTGTATCCACAGAAGGATCTGGAGCCATCATTTGAGTAATACCTGCCATTGCTAAGTTTGTTGCTATACCTAAAGCGGCTAAAGAAGCTATTTGGACCCCAGCACCTAAAGTGCCTGAAACTGCTGCTGAAAGCCCTCCTTGTAAACCTCCTGCCGCTACTCCCTGGCTGGTCGCAATAGCTGCACCCGCACCGGCAGTTGCTAGTACAATCGCGGTAGCTATGAGAAGTTTTGCGACTCCGCTTTTTGAGCCTGACGCAACAGGAATAACTGTAATATCGCCCTCTTTAATTTCCATTAAAAGTTCGCGGCAATCTGTTACTTCTTGCCCTGCAATATTTATATCAAAACCCATACCTTCTTCATATTTTTCAATTAAGTACTTACGAAAGTCTGGAAAATTTGCAGATAAACAAGTAAAAACTTCAGCAGGTTTTTCACAATTTATAGAAAGATGGGGAGTAAATTTAGCTCCTAACTCGCCTTCTAAATAAACATTACGCAACATATCTATATGCCTTATTTAAATTCTTTGCCCAAAAAGGATATAGGCTTTCTCTGCAAGATAATCTATTTATTGCATGATGGTAAAAACTATCATTACCTATATAGACCCCGCAATGATTCGCTATAGGTGCCCCAACAGAAAAAGTAAGAACATCATTTTTTTCTATTTTTGAAACTTCTACTTCTTGAAAGCCCCACTCATTCATCATATCTTCTGTAAAGTAGTCTAAGCCCTTTTCCCACCAGTCATCTTCAAAAAGTATTCTACTTGCGATATTTATATTTTGACTGGCTAAATAGTCTCTTGCAGCTTCGAAACAATCTGTAATTCCAAAACTATATTCTCTACCATATAACTCTGCTAAGTTGTTATTTGGATTAATTAAGTTGAAATCCATTTCAGGATAGGAAAAAATATAATAAGGGATTCCTAAAGTATTACAGGACGCTATGTCATGGTCACTTGCTTCTGCGGAAGCATCAGGATGGCTATGTACTATTCCAACTATATCCGAAGTTCTATGTAATTGTAAATATTTTGTGGAATCAATTACAAATTCTTCATCACCTTCTGCAATATTAGTACAAGGCTCCCAATTTAATTTGCCTTTTCTAACATAAAGAATGCCGCAGCCTTCTCTTGGGTATTCTTTGCTAAAATGAGTTTCAATATCTTGTAAAAAACTATCAATCATCTAAACTTGCGCGTTCCTGGGAAGCCTCCGAATGGAAGTGCAATTTGTGTATTAAATTCTCCTACCTGTGGAACGCCAGAGGTGCCAGAGGAACCACTAGTTCTTAATTTTGCTTGGTATCTACACTTACAGGAGGAAAGTAGTTTTCCACAAACATCGCCTGCAGCCCAGTAAGCCCTTGAAGTTCCAGGTATTATAGAAGTATTTTTAGTATGAGACCTAACACACTTATATACATCATTGTTGTAGTAAACATAGGAACTTTTACGAGAGTCCGTAGTATTTACGCTATAAGACTTAGACCCAGCAGTATCAGAACTCCAGTCAGAATATGTTCTACATATCTTCCAATAGATACTCACTTCTGTGGGGGTAGTATTTGCAGGCACTGAGCTTTTTGCCATATATAAAAGGCCGTCATAAGTAACTAAATCTTCTACATTGTATGTAGAAGAAGAGTTCCAAGCTGCTGCGCCTGTTACAACTGATAAGCTCTCTAATAGCAAGGGCTCGTCATCTGTTGTAAAATATAACTCTTCCCCGCTAGACAGTTCTGAAGTCCAAATACACGCACTTCTAACATCTGTATTGCTTTGAGTATATCCTTTGTACACCCAAGCACAATATTTGCCTGTTACTTGGCGAGAAGGTACTCGTACGCCTGCTAAATCAAATGGAGAAGACAGCTCTAATTTTACTGCTAATTGATTTTTTGAAGCAATTCTATCAATTACATAAATAGCTTTTGGAAATTCATAATAGTTTGAGACAGATGACCCAATATATTTTTCTAGTGTTTGCCGTCGAGTTATTCGTACACCTACTAAATCTTCAAGAACAAAGTCAGAAATACTTGACCTTATTTCAGAATCGGATCTAGTTAAAGATTCTACATTAGGCAGTGTTAGAGTAGGACGATTTTGAGCACCTTCGGCAGTAGTTTCTATGCCCTCTATTATCATTGGAAAAGGCACATAAGTATTTCCGTCAAATACTAATGAGTCCGCAGTATTTTCTGCGTGAAAATACAAGGTTGTACTAAGTCCTAGCTCATAAAGACTTACAATAGCCTCGTCTGAGGCCATTGATAAATCTTGAGACTCTTTTGCAATTATATCGCTGTCGCTCATGCTTCATATACTCTTCGTAATTGTGCAGATAAACTATAACTTTCGGTATGTCCATAGGTAATACTATAATTTTCACAAACTGCTTTTACAGTATCGTCTCCAATATAAAAGTTAAATGATGCTGGAGCAATTGCATCAAAGTAATCCGCAATAGCATCTACTTCTTCATCGCTTCGATTATTAAAAGAAATAGAGAAAGTTTCCTCTTTTGTATTAATTCCATCAAGTACTCTTTGCTCATACCCATCCCCAAACTTTGCCGATAGAACACGTTGGTTAGATTGACGCCCAGCGCCTCTATCAATTACAAAATCGGTATTTGTTCCTGAAGAGGAGTAACCTCCAGTAGTTGTACCATCAGATGTAGGAATTACAAGTTTATAGTTTGCCATTATGCACTACCATAGGGATTTAAGATTCCGCCGGAACGTTTTTGATTTTGAAGTTCTTTTTGTACTGCAGCAGCAATTATTTGCCCTAAATTTTCACCTTGCTGACTATTAGATTGCGACGAAGTTCGCCCGTCTGTGGTTACATTTACGGTGACATTGTTCATTTGAGTATTTCCCATTCCCTTATTAAACTCTACAGGAATTGCATTTCCATTTGGAAGAGGTACTACTGCTTCTGTGCCGTGTAAAATTGCAGGGTATCCGGCATCTCTACCTTTTGCAATACCTCCTGTTGCATATCCAGGAGCAGGTTCAAACATTCCTCCTGAACGAGCACTTATACCCAAAAAGTCTCCAAATGAAGTACCTCCAAGAGCTGCTGTTAGAACTTTTGCTACAAGTAGTTCTGAAATAATTTTTGCGATACTTGCAAGAATACCTTTTGCCATACTCGCAAAAGCCTGCTTCGCATTCATCGTTCCTTGGATTAGACCATCAAAAGCAGACTGCATACTAGAGGCCATAGAATCTCCTATTGCCATTCCAAGCTGCCCCACTTCTGTTGCATTTGTGGAGGCTACGTTTGCTTTTTCTTTTAATAAAGCTATCTCTCGTGTTCTTTGTGCCACTTCTTGTTCGTGTTTTAGTAGCTCATCTGCCGTAAGATTTTTATTTACAAGTTGGAATTGCTCCAATGATTTTGTTTTCTCCCGTACTGCGAGTACTGCCTCCTGTGCTGCAAAGTCTAATCCTTGTTGTCGGCCTACAGCTCCCGGCGCTCTTGATTGCCTAACCTGAGCTATTTGAAGAGCAGATCGGTCGTCTGCAATAGCGTCCATTTCTAATCTTATTCTTCGTAAACTTGCGAATAATCCTTCTGCATCTGTTCCTGCATTTTTACTTAAAAGCTCAAGTATTCCTCCGTCTCTACCAAGAGTCGCAGCCGCTTCATCTCCGGCTTTTGCAGCGGCTATTAATTGGCCTAGAAGAATTTCTGCACCAAGAGGGTCTCCTGTTCCAATATTTTGTTTTAAACTTGCAGATGCATCTTTAATTGAAGATAAACTAGCATTAAAAGTAGTTGCTGCTGTACTAAGTTCTTGAATTTTAGGAATATTGTTTTCTGCAACTGCAGTTGCAAAAGGGGTGCCTAAACTGCTAAGATCTACATCCCCTAAAATTTCTTCGAATACTTTACCAAAATCATCAGATTCTGCGGCTTTCTTTAAGGCTCCTTCAATTGGAAGAGTTGCAATTGCTGTTGCAATTTGTTGAGTTTTTCTAAAAGGATCTTCCTGGGCTTTGATGCCTGCCGTAATAGTATCTATTTCTGTGCGTAGTTCTGCATATCTGTCTCGTAAATTTGCAACAGCCTCTGCCTGGGCTTGCTGCGCTCTAGTCTTTTCTTCAGTCCTTTCTAGGTCTTTTCTATCTAGTCCAAAAATTGCAAGAGCTTTCTCTTCTAAAGCGTTTAATTTACCATCAATATCGTCTGCGAAAGTAAATCTACCTACAATTCTCTCCCCCTCTTCTATGCCCAATAATCTTCTTACTACAGCATTATCTAAAAGAGCGTTTAATCCATCCGCAAATAAGTTTAAAGCTATTTGAAGACCTTTTGCCAGTCCTGAGAGAAAAGACTTAAATCCGTCTATAACTGTAATTGGAGTAGTAGCTAGTTTTTCAAAGGCTGTTATAATTGCTGAAACAACTCCAGCGACTAAAAATAGTTTAGTAGCTATTCTTGTCATTCCTTTTATCGCACTTCCTGCTATTCTTGCCCCTTTCCCTACAAGGATAAAGGCTCGGCCAGTTCTTTTTGCGGCTCCGGATACTTTGTCCAATGCCTTAACTGTGGCTTTTCCAAATGCTTTTTGAATTTTTTCTTTAGTGCTTAGAGTAGTTTTTCCGATTTTTGCAATTTCTGCCTCTAAGTCATCTATGGCTTCTAGAGTTGCTCCAGCAAACGCTCCTTTTGCAACTTTTCCAGTATCTTGTAGCTCTTTTCGTACTCTTTGTAAATCTTTCTTTAAACGACCCAAGGCACGAGGAGTAACTTCTTCCCCTGCAGCTAACTTACCTACAGTTACACTACTTACTCCACCTGCTTGTAATTTACCCGCAGCACCTTTAACATTTGCACTTCCTAATTTTTCAAGCCTTTCAGTAAGTTCTAGTTCTGCAAATTCAATTTCATATACTGCCGCTTTTGCAGCTCTACTAATTCCGCTTCCAACAGCCCCTGTAAGTCCTGTAAAAGTATCTCGTATACTTCGAGCGCTCCCCATAAACTTGGTGCCTAATCCTACCATTACAGATTTAAGAGCGGGGCCGAGACCTGCAATATTAGCAAGAATAATAGTTGCGAGAGCGCCAAAAGCTACTGCAGCTGCAGTCGCATTCTGATTTATAACATTTGCAAAGGCCGTAAAAGCAGGAAGAAGCTTAGTTTGTATTTTTTGTATAATATCTTCGAAAGTTTTTGATAAGATTATGAAAGGGTTTACATAGGTATCTTGGTCGCCAAAAGTAGCATTTAATTGCCTCATTGTTTCATTAAATACAGCTTGGCTTCGCTCTGCTGAAGTTAATTCGTCTCTTGATTTACCTATAGCATCTCCATATCGTTGCGTAGCTTCTTCAAGTCGTAAAGTAATGCCTAGTTCATCTAGTAATTCTGGTTCTGCTTTGGAGACGCCTCTAAGAAGTCTGTCAAAAGTATCGTCAAACCCCCTACCTAGAGCTCCCGCTGCTTTAGCGGCACCTTCAGTTAGCTGTTCAAGCTGTAAACCACTAAATCCTTTTGCTACACCAATAGCAGCAGCTTGAGCAGCTTCTTGAAAGCCTAACATTCCTCCTGAGGCTTCTCGTAGTTGTCCTGTAAGAGATTTGATTGCCAGTCCCGAAGATTGAGCAAAGTTTACTTGCGACTTTCTTAGATTTTCAAGGTCAGCAGCATTCTTTAAAAAGTTAAATGCAGCGGTTAAAGCAAAAACTTGAGCAGCAAAAGCAGCATATGCAGGAACAAGGCCCCCAGTCATTCCTTGCGCCATTTTTGAGAAGTTTTTAGTGCCATTTGCAGAAGCTTGTGCAGCACCTTTTATGTTTCTATCAAAGGTACGGCTGGACTTGCTAGCTTTATCTAAAGAGCCTCCTAAAGTCGCCGCATCTACAGCTACTTTTTTTGTAGTACCCTTATCATCTACTACAATATCAATATAGACTTTATTTTTTGCCATTAGCCACGGACATTATGGGTATAGTTTTTACCACCCCCTGCAGATTTTGATTTTCGCTCTTCTGCTTTTCTTTTCTTTTCTGCTTCTTCTGCTCTGTACTTAATTATTATTCCTTCATATAATT